TCTGAAGAACAGATAACGATGTTACCCTTACCACGACGAGTCTGCTTGGCGATCTGGTTAGCTTCACGCTCTAGCTGGAACATTAGACCCTTGAACTTTTCAACTGACCAACGACCGTTTGAATCAGTGTCAAGATCGAACACACCAGCAGTGGTTACGTTATCCTGAGCGCCAGCTTCAGCAGTGATGTTGATAGTACGAACAACTTCACGGTTAATTTCAGCTAGAATTTCAGCTGAAAGAATGTTAGCTAGTTCTGTTTCAGCATCTAGACCATGGATAGCCTTAAGATCCTGGGCTAGTTCCATAGTATACTCTGCCTTTAGAGCGCGAGTGTTAGCAGTAACAGTAACCTTCTCGATTGAGAATGCCATCTGTGGGAAAGCTGTATTTGAATCAGTTCCTAGTGCTTCTGCCTGAGCAGTTGACATACCAGCACCAGTGTTATAAGTGTTAACAGCTGTTAGTGGTGAAGTGTTTGTAGCACCTGGAATTGTTCCAACGAACTTGTTACCGAAAGTGTTAGCACCTGAAGTAACAGATGAGAACTGGGTATTAACTTCGTTGTAGAAAGTTTCTGCGCCAGCGTTGTTGTATGTGCTAGTGTTAGCATAACGTGAACGCATTGCGAAGATGAGGCCAGTTGGGCCAGTCATTGGCTGAACGCCGCAGATGTCGTAAGCAATTAGGTTTGGCATTGCACGACGAACTAGTGAAATAAGAACTGGATCGAAAGTATCGATACCGCCAGTACCCTGAGTTGAGCTTGAAGCGCCCATTAGGTTAGCTGGAACTAGTGAACTTGTTTCAGTTAGTGTCTGGTAATCACCGTGTGCTGCTGATTCACGGAGAGCCTTCTCTGTGTTCTCGAGCATAACTGCAGTGACTGAACGGCGGTGCTGGTCCTTGATGCTGCCTAGAGCATCATGGTCTAGGACTGGAGCCCACTTATTTTGAATTTCCTCAGCTAGATACATTTAGTTTTCCTTTCTTAGAAAATATACTTTATCTATTTATAATAAATTACTTTTTAACTGTTCTGGAAAGTGCAGCAACGTAGCGGTTAACGACTGGGTCAACGCCAACTGTTGATGCGACTTCGCCTTCAAATGTTTCTTCTTCAATGTTTGAAGAATGTGAAGTTGCTTCACCCTTGAAATAGTTTTCCTTGACAATCATTAGCTTCTTAGCATATGTGTCTAGATCACCATCGAACTCAATTCCTTCAACAAGAGCAGCAAACTTTTCTTGTTGTGTCAATGCTAGATCGGAAGCAAGACCTTCAACAATGTCCTGTCTTTCGTTCTCAACAACAAAGTTCTTTAGCTCATAATTTTCAGAAATTGTTTCATCAAGTTTTTCTTCTAGGGCAGCAACCTTTTCGGCCATTGCTTCTAGAACATCAACCTTCTCCTCTGGAACACTGATATAGTGCTCAGCGAATAGGTTCTTCAATCCTTCCATGAACTCTTCGGCAAGCTCATTGCGTAGGGTTGATTCGATAGCTACTTCGTTTTCCTTCATCCAATTCTCAACACAATAATCAAGATAAGTGTCGAGCTTTGAAGTTATTTCTTCGTTGAAGGTAGCAATTTCTTCTTGTAGCTTTGTCTCAAATTCTTCTTCAAGACGAGCCTGTTCAGCAATTAATCTAGCTGAAACAGCAGCTTCAAATAGGGTTGATACGTTTTCCTTGAACTCTTCGGAAAGGTCTTGGCCATTGAACATTTCTTCAATGTCTTCCTTGACGTTTAGCTTTGGCATAGCGTCGCGAGTCTTTGGAGCTGACTTGCCAGTAGCATCTGATGGCTTCATGTCGATTGAAGACTGGTTGTGACCAGACTTATCGCCAACACCCCAGTCCTTACCTGGACCAAACTGAGACTGAACCTGATTGAAGAAGTTGATAAGATCAGACTTACCCATTCCAGCCATTACATTCATAACACCATGCATAGCGCCTAGCTTTGACATTGGGTCTGAATGGCGAGCCTTTGGATGAAGTGATGAACCAGCTAGTGTTTCTTCAGAAACTTCTGTTTCTTCTTCGCACTTCTTCTTCATCTTCTTCTTAGAAGATTCCTCTTCTTCTTCCTCTTCTTCGTGCTTTGCCTCAGATACAGCTGTATCTTCTAGGTTAGCAACGTCGTCGAGATCATGTTCTTCGTTATTAGCCATTAGAATAATCTCCTATAATAGAAATTTTAATTTATTTATAATAATTGTTACTTTAGAGTTAAAGACGACAAATACTCTTCAAATATAGCAAGTTTCTGCTCTTCGAGCTTTGACTTTGATAGAGTATTAATATACTTCTTTGTCTCATGAAGTTTTTCTTCATGCCAAGTGTTCTTAACTGGATCGTAAATCCACTCAACATTTTCCATGATACCGTTTACAAAACATCCAGGACCGCTTGGGTCTGAAACAATATCAACAGTTGATAGTTTGAAGTCGCTCTGAACAACCATGACACCATTCTGTTCTTTCAAAGAACCCATGCCACGTGTAGAAACTCCCAACTGCCCGCCTGATTCTAGAAGGCCACGAGCAATTTCACCCATTGGAGTTGAAGTGATTTTTGCTTTGCCATTGACAAAATTACCATCCCATTTCAATTCAGTAATAATGTGAGATACACGATCTAAATTGATTGTTGGTCCAGAAGGATGATTAAGCTCGCCGAATGCTCTTTTTGCATTAACAACTTCGCGAATATATCTTGAGACTTCGTTCACAAGAATATCCTTCTTATACATTCTGCCATTCTTGTTCTTTTCTTCGGCTGTCATGAAGCGCCCAGAGATATAATGGTGCTTCTTACCGTCTTCAGATCTCTCAGTAATATATTGAGTATCTTCGTTTAATTCGGCGATGAGTTTCATCTCTTATCCTCTGTACGCTACTGGTGTTGCTAGCAGACCAGTGCCTTGTAGTGTGTCTGTTAAATCTTTAACAACAAAGATTGGGCATGTATTAGTAACAGTAGTGTTAGCGTATACAACACCATTAGCATAAGCAATATTAAGAACAGCAGCAGTAGTTGGGTTTACAACTCTACAAAGGTTTGCTGTGTTACCAAAATTGTTTGCTGTTGAAATTGATCTTTCGGCTCCAAGTAATTTAATAAACATTATAAAGTCCCCACATCTAGTCTACCAGTAGAACCTAATGTTCCGCCAGTGTAATCAGTATTAGTGGCCCCGCCGGATTCTGACTGACCATGCATTTTCCATGCTTTGGCATAAAGAACCTGTGTGCCTTTTTCTTTACCATATTCTTTTACAAAGCGTTCTTTGTTTGCCTTGATCCATTTTTCAATCTTTGGATTTGGTGGAGCTACTTCGTTAATTTCATCTTCCTTAACGATAGCTTTACCAACTGAAGAACCTCTGCCACTAGTGGCTTCAATGTCACGCTTTGCTAGGCCAGCAGCCATAGTTCTTGCTCCACCAAACATTGAGCCAGTGCTCTTTAATTCATTATACTGTTTCTTACCTGGCTTTACTTTTGTTACAGGAACATTAGAAGACTTAGCGATAGCTGAAAGCTGCTTAGTAACTTTCTTGTGAGCTACATCTTCAACACGTCCTTCTGAAACCTGTTTCTTATCAGTTAAAAGTTTTTTGCCTTTATATCTTGGCTCTTTATCTGATGAAGAAGAACAGTCATCTTCTCCATGCATTTCGCAATGAACGCCTTTACCAGAACGATTACAACTAGTTTCTTCATAAACTCCATCCTTCTGGAATTTATACTTAGTTGTTTTTGATGTTCCGCCAGCATATACTTTTTCATCGTTACCAACACGGTCAGCGTGCTTCTCGATGTCATGCTTTGCAGCAAATTCTAGCTCGCCCTTGTTACCTTCTGGTGACATAGCAAGATCTTTGAGATCGGGTTTTACTGTCTTGCTGGATTTAACTCCAGTAAGAATATCTTTAAGGGATTTAGCCATCTATTTCTTCCTCTGAGTTTTCTAGTTCTGCTTCACCAGCACCAAACTCATCATCATTTTCATCCGTCTCAATATCTTCTGGTGGTTCGTAATTATACATCTGTTGAGCTATCTCAACTTTTTTGTTTTCTACTGCAGTCCTGATTCTATCGACCACAAGATCATTAAATGCATTCTGGAATGTCAATGGTTCTTGTAGTGCAGCTGAATTAATCATATCTTGCAATTCATATTTATTTTCTTCAGACATCATATCACCTTACTGTTGTGTTTGCTGTGGAGCGCCACCAGCTTGTGCTCTACTTACTAATTCTGGGTTCTTAGCTAGAACTTGAACAGCAGCTTTATATTTGGCTTCGTCTGCCATAGTTCTGTTAGCCTTTGGCATTTTTTTCATTTGATCAACAATAATCTGAGCTGTTCTGACTTGTTCCATTTTCTGAGCCATTTCTGGATCTCCTCCCATAGAACCTTCAGTGCCAGGTTGCAACTGTTGTTGTTGATCCTGAGACATTTGCATCTGTTGAGTTTGCATTTCAGCCTGCTGTAATAACATTTCATTATTAATAACAGTAGGATTGACCCATTTATAGTCACCCTGTTCGGCGAGTTGATTTTCTAGCTGAATTGCCTTATCGTTTTCTACAACGTCATCATCTGATTGATGCAGAACATTCTTACGAACCCATTCATGCGAATAATATTTACCAACCATATCCTGAATGTTTCTTGCCTGATTAATTCTGCCTTCAAGAATCTCAGCTTCTTTGAGTTCTGTAAAGTAGTTATCCTTAGCAAAATCAAAACGGATATCGTCAGAAAAGAATTTCCATTCTTCTAGAGTGCAAATACCTTTTAGAACTAGCTGCTTTTCTAGCATCTTAGTAAACAGATGAGAGAATCTTCCTCTCAATCTTGAGGTAAATTTAGTGAATTTTAATTCGTCTCTAGTAATTTCTGTAGCTCTACCTACTGAGAATAGAGCATCTGAATTAAGTCTTGACACTGGAACGTTCAATGAATTCAAAAACTTCTTTTGGAAGTATAGGACGTCGTCCATCTGTCCCAGTGTCTGGCCACCTGGTAGGGTAGTAACCTCCGTACCTCTACCGCCTTCACGGCGTGGTAGCCAATAGTCTTCAAGCATTGTCATGAACTTACGGTCATCTCTAATGTCACCTGTCTGAGCGTCATAGATTAGACGGTTCTTATGCTTAACCATAATGTCACGAACATACTGCTCTGCCTTCATCTTAGGAAGATTACCAACATCAATATACCATATACGGCGTTCTGGAGCACGAGCAAGACGGTAGATAACTAGAGCGTCTTCCAATGTTCTTAACTGGTTAAGTGGCTTGATTGATTTATGTAGATAAGAAAGAACCATTGTGCCTTGATTGTCTGTTAGACCTGACACAATATGTAAAACTGAATCCTTAGCAATCTTTAGTCCTGTAGTAGATGGACCAACTGCTTTATTTCCGAAGTTGAAACCCTTGTCATTGAAAATGAAATATTCGTTGACTGTTTTGGTTACAACTGCATCGCCTGGATTATTGGCTTGAATCTTTTTCTTCTGGACCTCACGGACTTTACGAATCTTACGTGGGTCAACGTATCTTACTTCTTTAATACCAGCTGATGGATTTTTGTCATCAATAATAACATGATAGTATAAACGGCCATCAATATACCAACGTCTATAAATTTCGTAGGCATATTTGTTGAACTCTAAGATGTTCAAACAATTCTGGAACTCATCACGGATAGCTTTTTTAACTGTATCGTTTACTTTTAGTTCTTCTAGATTAATCTGAACTGTATGTTCTTCGTCAATAGAAATAGACTCATTAACAATTTCATCAATTGCTGCATCGCATTCTGGTTGCAACGACATTTCACGATACTTAGTAACTAACTCTGCTTCGGATCTAACTGTACCGTCAAGATCTACATACGTGCCAAATGCACCACCTGCTGATACGACAACGGCTCCGTCGTCTGAATCTCTTGGTGGAGCAAAACTAGGAAGTTCTTGTTCCGGGCGTTTCTTTCTAAATTCGAATCCGAATAATTCTGGCATTTATTTCTCCAATAGAAGGAGGGAGTTTTGGCTCCCTCCGAATAATATAGTATTTAGACTTAGAACTGTGGACCGATATTAGTTTCGCCAAGATATGGAGTAACCTTACCGGCAGTCTGGACTGTCGTACCTTCGTCAACTGGTAGCCAGTAATCGTAGGCAAAGTTTACAGTAAATTCTTCGATGGCATTCTGAGTATCCCATCCAAGACCAATTGAGCTTACCTGAGTTGGGAAAGCACCAACTAGCTGGTAAACACGAAGAATTTCTCCGCCCTTACCATACTGTGTAATGTCAACAGCGAATGCTTTATAAAGTTCAAAAGCAGCCTGTGGTAGACGAATATTTGTCTGCATTGTATTGATAGCATTCTGCCATGCTTCAAACATTGAACGTACAGAAAAATCTTCATCGTTCATTACTGTGATTGACCAATCAGCGAATGATCTTTCACCAGCCAATTTAATTCTACGACCGAAGTAAGGAACTTCAATCTGACTTATAGTTGACTCTGGTAGTTCTGCTCCACGGCATGTGAAGGTTAGCTTAGAAAACGCCTCTGGGTTCAACGGAAGTGTTGGTGGAGGTGTAATCTGAACTTGGAACAGGGAGGGGCGAGCGCCCCCCCATGGTAGTCCTTGAGCTTTGAAAGAATTAATATTAAAAGGCATCTAACTTACTCCTTTGAGAATTTATTATTATTTATTAAAACTTTCCGATAACTTCAGAGAACTGTACTCCAGATGGAACAGCCACGAAATTAAGCTGGATAAAGTTAATGCTTCTCGCAGGTTTAATATAGATATCCCCAACAAACTGATTGCTATCGATAATCTGCTGAGTGTTGTTAGTATCATCGCAGACAACATAGAAGTCAGTAATACCACGGCGACCCTGGATGGTGCGTAGGTATGGAGTCACAAGGTTACGGAACTGTGCTCTTGTGAAAGCATCGTTGAATTCAAACAACTGATACTTAGCAGCAGTTGAGATAGCCTTTTCAAGAACGATAAACAGTCTGCGAACATTGATACGATCAAAGGCAGATGGTTTAGCCTGTAGAGTCTTATCTCCGAAAAGAATTGTACCCTGACCTGGGAAAGTAACAACTGGGTTAATACCGTTGCTGTAAAGAACGTCACGCTCTGACTTGTTTGGGTTCCAAGCAAGTTTGATAAGGTTCTTAATCTGACCACGGTTAAATCCAGCTGGTGACCACCAAGCGTCATTAGTGTTATCTGTTCTTACACAGATACCAGCAATGTCACCATTTAGTGGGACCCAACGATATACGTCGTTATAACGGTCATACTGATACTTCCAACCAGAATCTAGAACAGCATAGGAGCTACTTGTAACAGCGCCTCTCCATGATTTAAGGTCTAGAGTTTCGCTACCAACGTTGTTAAGAACAAGAGAACGGTCAGGAGAAACAAGAGCAACACAGTCTTTTCTTGTTTCACAGATATTCTCAATTATATAGTTGGCTAGCTGGAAGTTCTGAACAGTTCTTCCACCAATTACAGTTGAACCACCAACTGGCTTGCCCTGTAGGACTAGAGAAATGTCAATATCTTCAGCTGACTTGAATAGGTCATAACCAGCGCCCAAAATACCTAGTGTAGCATCAGCTTCGTTTAGACCATCGGCACCAAGAACCAACTGAATGTTACCAGGAGACTGCGAAGTAGCAGAAGCAACATTTAGTGAGTTAGCTGAAGGAGCTGTACCACGATCATTTGCCCACCATACGTAATTTGATTCCTGATTAATTACATCTTTATAGTAATTTACAGTGTTATCAACGTTCTTAGCGTCTGTAGCTCTTGAAAGACCCTTATAGACTTCAAGAACTGTGCCTGGAGTTCCAGTGAAAGCTCCACCGTCATCAAGAACAACGACGTGCAACTCGTCTTGAGCAGCTGTATTACCGTTGTAAAGAACATGGTTTGATTGACCTGGAGCAGTTTCAACTACGTTGAAGAATTCCCAATAACGCTCAATTGTCTGAGTTGTGTAGTTCTCGCGAAGTCTATAAGGATCTTCGAAGTGAACTGACATAACACGATAGTTTGCAGTTAGAGAAGAATTTGAACCTGGAGTTGCAGTAATATCAATTTCAGTTCCGAATGGTGAAGATGATAGCTTTAGACCAGTTGAATTAGCATGAACAACATGATAGTTTGTTCCGCTATATAGACCCTGAACTTCGGCTTCACCAGCATTGTTAGCATAGGTAACAATGTCACCGTTACTGAATGGGTTTGAAGGAATGTTAATGAAGTTGATATTACTATTAACAGCAGTATTACCAACAAATGAACTATTTGCAGTTGATTGTGCAGAGATAGCTGTTGATCTTACCTGTAGGTACTGAACGCCTAGTGTGCCGTTACCAGCAAGGATCTGATCACCAACAGCAATCTTTGATGAAACAGAATTTGTTACAGCATTAGTTGTACCGACCACCTTCATTGTAGCTACATTTGAACCAACACGGAATTCTAGAGCAGCATTAGCAGTGATAGAACCACCACCAACGTTGGCTCCAGAAAGAGCTACGTTTGAATTGAAACCTTCTGCAGTATCGCAGACTGAAACTCTTAGAGAGTTACCAATAGCGCCTGGGAACTTAGCTACGTAAATAACGTCAGCGTCGAATGTTCCATCTTTCTGAGAATAATGAGAGTTATTCTTGACAATCTGGTTGACAAGATTAGCTGCCTTAGCAACAGTATTTGATGGGTCGAAACCAACAGCAGTATATACAGTTTCTGGGCGGCCAAAATAAACATTAACGTCTGTAAATGATGTGGCCACATTAGAAGCAGTAACTTTATTCAATACAACATGAGAAGTATTCTTTGAAACTACTGTATAAGAAGCAACATTTCCGCTTAGTAGGCTTGAGTTACCAACCTGTGTAACGTACATGCCAACAGTAATAGCTGATGTATTACCAACGTTGAGAATTGTATTGGCACCAGTTGTATTAGCTGAGACGAATGGAGTTGCTCCAGAAGTGTCAGCTGCACGGGATACGTACAAACGGTTGGCGTATGCAAGGAAGTTGGCTGCTGAGAACCATGTTTCTGCATTGAAATTGGTTGGTTTGGCGAATCTGGAAACTAGAGTGTTCTCAGTGTCTACTAGAACTCTTTCTCCGATTGGACCCCAACGGAAAACGCCAGCGATGGCGCCATCAGATGTGGCTACTGATGGAACGACCGTTGTAAGGTCGATTTCAGATACGTTTACGCCTGGTGATAGTTGAAAAGCCATTTTTATTTTCTCCCTGTTACGAGAATTTGCAATTATGAATTTTTTATATTTATAAAATGGGCTCTCTTAGAAGTCTCTTGGGGTATCCCACATCCAACTATCAGGAACGTATTTTTCATATTCTTCTTCATAAAAATCATCTCTACCAGAGTCTACAAACCCAAATGGAGACAGGTCCTGCTCCATATCTTCTTCAGTTTTTTCCCTCAATGACATGAGGGTATTGATGTCAGTGTAATCTTTAAAATACTGTTGTTCTGAAAGCCAAGCAAACAGAACAAGGCACATTACCAAGTCGTCATGCTTACCAGATTCTGCCTCATAAGAATTTCCTTTCTTTGAGAAAGTCGAAAGCTCGTTGATGGTATGAAAATCGTTGACGACAAATTGGTTGCCCTCTACTAGAAGTTTTAATATTGAACATCCAACTGACTTTACTATTTTAGTTGTTCTGATACCCTTATCCACTGTAGTTGATGTACCACCAAACCCCTGAGTAACTCTCTTACCAGAACGCCCAGCATTCTCAGTAAATAAAATATTTTCGTAGGCAAAATCATAATGAAGGGTATAAGAAACCTGTTCACCAATATCATTAATTTCAACAAGAACAGAGGCGTTATTATACGCCTTGGCAGTTCTCAAAATAACATCAGCATAATCGACAGGAGTAACAGCATTGTTTCTGTAAACCGCCACCTGTTGGTATGGCATTTTTGTGACGTCAATAAGTTGGAACGCCGAATAGTCTAGACCCTTACCACGAGAAACGTCGCAGACCATCATATAAACATGGCCCTCTATAGGTTGATAATACTGTATCAACCCATCCCTTTCTACCATTGGAGATTGGTGGACCAGTTCTTTGAGTTTCCAACCTGCGATCAGGGTGCCTGATGAACCCAAGAATTCGCAGTTATATTCCTGATCGAATTTCTCTAAGTCGAAGTTCATACCAGCCAGAGTATCTTTTTTCCAGTTTTCGTCTCTGCCTGGAACTTCTTTCCAGTTTACCAAAATGGGCGTATAACCGTTTCGGTCCTCGATAGCATTTACCCAAGTTGAATAAAAGTGATTCAAACCGTTCGGCGTGGAAACCAGAATAATCTTTGATTCTGAACCTGACGAAATAGTAGGATAAACTGAGGTAAAGAACTCGTCCCAGTTATCAATGAACGCCGCTTCGTCGATGAATAGAAGGTTAATAGAATATCCACGAATGGCGCTGGCAGACGTTGCTGCAGCCAAAACACGGCTGTTATTTTCTAAAAGGAACGAACCTTTATTCCATTCAACAACACCCTGCTGTAGCCATTTAGGTAGGTGTTGGTATGCAAGCTGAACACGGGAAAGAATTTCTCTGGCCGTATCACCCTTGTTGGCCAGAAGGGCAACAGTTTTGTCAGGGTTGAACATAATATACCACAGAATAAATGCACAGGTTGTTGTTGACTTACCTGCCTGACGGGCTGTGGTAACGATATTAAAACGTCCTTCCTTGAAAGAACGTATCATCTTTTTCTGATAATCGTATAGCTTGAAGTTTACCAGACCTTCATTGATACTGATAATCTTCATATATGTTTCGGTAAAATAAACTGGATCTTCAGCGCATTTTACATATTCAGCAATAAGATCGGGAGTCCACTCAATGTTCTGATTAGATTTTTTAAGTAGTACGTTACCCTTATAACCTGCAACTAAATCATTCATCAGTATTCTTTAGTTCCTTCAAAACTTTCTGTAATTCTGTAGTAGAACCTACGAATAGATTATTATTAATAGTCTGAGCTTTTTCATTGATCGGAGAATCAGAAGCATCAATCTCTCGGATCTTGGTTTGTAATTCTAATAATTCTTTATTAGTATTAACCATGGTGTCCATTAATTTAGCCAACACTTCAAATGCTCTTGGATGCTGAGATTGACCAGCTATTTCTGATAGCTTGCCCATAGCTTCTTGACCTGTTTGGATTACTTCATACAAATTAGCTCTAGCTGCTTCAAAATCGTTTTTAGCAGAATCATCATGAGCCTTAGCAAGCAAAGTATCAATTTGTTTTTCATATTGCAACGGAGCAATGCCTAGAGCTTTGCCCATTGGATCATCTTCTTTATCTGTCATTCTAACTCGTCTGTATTGTAGATCTGGGTTATGAACCCATAATCATCATCAACTTCAATCTCAGTATATGGCTGAGTGCCGGTGTTTGCATTTGGTCCGCCATAATAATTTATAGGATTGCCATTAGCATCTAAACCTGGCTGTACTGTTATCTTTTCTGCAAGAGGAGTTATACCTCTTCCCTGGACAGCAGTATTTGTAGTAGGAATATAGAAATTTGTGTTTACAAACTTAATGATTCCAGAAGATTTCACTGGTCCATAAAGATAACCTTTGAGAACAAAATCAAGCTGCCAGATAATGGCTCTTCTGTCTTTGTATTCTCCATCATAGTTATCGCTATAACTAATGTTATTTAGGATAATAGGAATATCCATAGTAATACCAACTTCTGGGATCAAATTACAAGTAGTCGTCCAATCAGGGGTAAAATATGGAAGAATCTGTTCAATTATCTTAGTTCCATCTTCAGCGTTTTTGGCATAAACATATACTTTGAATTCTATATTATAAGGAACTGGATTATATTGGTATTTGAATTTGTTTAAATCGGAATTGTTTTTAACAGAAACTTTACCAATAGTATTGAGTTTTCTTGATCCGTCATAAACCATTTTGCCCATTTCAAATGAGATCATTGGTAAAGGAGCAACGGCGCTGCCAACATCCAAACCAGGATCCTGCATGACACGTGCTAACATTTTATCTTTAGGAGCATATGTAATTGGAATTTGAAGTAAAGATACAACTTCTCCTGTCTTATTCGTTCTTGTGATACGGATCTGATTGAGCAGGGTCCCCATCAAAATAACGTATTTACGAATAAGACCAAAATAAAACGGTGAACCAAACATTAAATGTTACCTTCGCTAAATGGATCTACAGAACTGAAGTCAACAAATAAATCAGATTCTTCTTGGATTGCTAAATTATCAGAAACTGTGATTAGTTGATTGATTGGATAATTTTCCAAAACAAGATAAGAACCATCTTCCGTTAACAACATGTCATTATCTTCTGTCAACACAGTCCAATCAAGAATATTAGTATCAAATCTTTTCTGCATATCATCAATTTGCGGAATGCCAGTAGAGAAATTCTCGCCAGAATATTCAAATACTTCGCAAGTCATTTCCCATGTCTGAAGCGAACCTAATTGATAAAACATTTCATATTTGTTAACGTATTTAATCTGGAATGCTCTTTGGTTCAATGGGAACCAAATAATATCGCCTTCGTTTGGTCTTACTTGTGCAGTAAATTCCCCAATTTCTTCATTAAATATTCTTCTGGCCATAGAAAACACAACTTGATTGCGAATTTCTACACCAAATTTAGATAAAAATTCTTGATCGCCACCAAATCCATCAATAGATTTAATATACATTTCTACAGGATAGGCCATCTCAAACGAAGATTGATCGTCTGCGCCATACACCTCATCGTAATTGTTAAGTTTACGAGGGAGATAGTAAACATCGTGGCCATAGATTTTAATAGATTCAATAACTAGGTTCTCTAGAAGCAATTGCTCCTGAGATGCTTGGAAGTTATTGAAAAAGAAATTGGTGGCCATAATTATCCAATCATATCAGTTGCTGGCAAGCTGTATGTGTAAATCATTTCCTTCTCAAGTTCTTCTCTTTCTTGAGTGGCTTCATCATAAATTTGCTGACCGTTGAATTCTATGCCGCCTGGAAGTTTCATACCACGAAACTTCTTCATATTCTGACCCCATTGCTGTTTTATTAGGCAAGAAGCATAACGCTGTAACCAGCGGTCGCCCCATGCATCTGTATATACGTCGGGATCGACGACTTGATATGCTTCTACAACAAGATATTGACCTTCAACAACTTGGTTCCAGTCCATATCAATGTAAAGTTTGTTCATATGGCGGTTGTAACGTAATGGTTTTTTACCAACCAGCATCTGTTCTAGAAACTGGACATGATTCATGGCCATATAATAAGGAACCATAGATACTGAAGTAAGAGTATAAAGGTCATTCAAAGCAATCTGATAACGAATATTGAATAGATTGCCTAACCCCAATGCAGAACCAAGGTCAAAGATATTAACAACGCCAATAATATTGTCTGGCATTGTGACATACTTATTGGCTATATCTTCAGCTGTGATTATTTTCTTGTAGTAGGTCTTTTCGGATCCATCAAAATGATAATCCCAATACCAACGAAGAGCTTCGTCTACACGATCTGAAACCTGATCATCATCAACATTAATCTCGATTACTGGTTTGCCCAATTTTCTAAGACAATATTCGGCAAACTCTGTTCTTGTTGTTGGTACCATTAGATTCCTACCTTTGATGAATTTATAATATTTATTTATCCCTTTGTCGGGTTATTAAAATCCACCTCTTTATTGGTTCTTCCAGTATAAAAAAGGATATTATCTAATTCTATAACTGCATCCTTGGTATGATACCAATCATCGTATATACAAATATCTCCTCTTACAACCAATTCTCCATTATTTATTTGATATTCACAGTATTTATTAGAACCCATTACCGTGGCTCCCTTGGGGCACATATTCTTTACTCTTTGGACTTCCTCCATGGTTTCAAATATATGATTTATTGCTATTGGCCCAATTTCGCTCATGCCCCAATTTACTATAAATTTACAACCCCTTGGAACAAATGCTTCAATAATATCCCAGGTTACTGGTTCAGCGCCACAAGTAATTGTCACGCCTTTGAGATCTAGCTCCCAGAACCTCTTGGTCATCATAATAGCTTTGGCGTGTAATGGGGTTATGTGAGAATGGGTAAAATTGTTTATCTTTTTAACCCATTCGTATGCATTAAATTGATCTGTGTAAACATAAGCGCCAACTTCCAGCGCTGGCACCGTCTGACCGAACAATCCTCCAGCATGAGACAACTTCATAACAGTGTATATTTTACTGTTCTGCGTTATACCTTGAACTTCTCTGGCAACTTTATTGGCCGCAAATATTTTACCAGTTGGTTGATAATAGCTCTTGGGAGGACCAGATGAACCTGAGCTTTTAATTATTATTCCATCAGTCATTATCGTGGACAAAATATTTTTCAGTTTCATTTACCACCTTTTTGGCCAATCTATATGGAGTAAAAGCGAATATAAATGGAAAGAATGCATGTATGGTGCCTGTTATAACGGCGAATAAAAGCATAAGGTTAAACTTCATTGCAAGATAACAGTGAGTAAAATAATCAGATTTAATTTTCTTTATGTGGTTCCAATCAAAGTCCATAAATCTTCTCCAAATGCGCATACACAGTATCAGCTATAACCTGATTCTGTTCTGGACCACCATAACTAAGATCTTGTTCTGTAATACCTGTTATATTTTTGGTAATATTATTCATGGTAGTCCCTCTGATTATATATTGAGGGACATCTCTATAGTCATTTATATCACAATGCTGCATCCAGCCATCAAATATAATGAACTTACATTCAGACTTCTGTAGAACATACAGGCTACTAGACATCATAACCTTAAACATCTGTAAAAACCATTCTTCGTTCCAGAATGTATTAAAAGTATGATACATATATTTTTTAGTGAACTCATCAGTCGTATGAGGAATAATAGTCCTACAAAGATTTTTAGTTCTTACACCAAAATCCTCTTGAGTGCCATCTAAGATTTTATATTTCTCATCTTCATGCATTGTAGAATTATATTGGTAATTTGGATTAACTCCGACTTCTGTTCTACCAAACGAAGACCATTGAATTACTACAACATCGTCTTTGGTTAGCGGCAAAGACTGGAGTATTCTCGCAGCACGCCAGTTACTAGCTCCTGGAAAAGAAAAATCGGTCAAAGGAACGTCTAACATCTTAGATAACTTACCTGGCCATGCCAGAGCTTTACGATCTTCTTCGGAATAAACTTTATACAAGTTCCAACCAAAAGACATACTATCGCCAAATGTATATAACATATTACTCACCAAATCCAAAAGGGCATTTTTTGTTTTCTCTTCTGTCGTTTCTTTTCACCAAAGAAACGTTCTTTCTCCATCCAAAAGATCTTCCAATCACACTATAAGTTTTAGTGGTAAGTTCTGCCTCGGTAACAATGTGATTGTGGATTTTTATATTCTTATCCGATAAAGGAATGAATTGGACCAATGGCTGACCCATATGAATTGCGAATTGATCTTGTTTAAATTTATGTATGGCCAAAAAAACATTGCTTCCTGTTTGATGATGAAAATTTACCATCCCAGGTAGGATATGAAAATTGTATTTTTCTAACGACCATTGAGCAGGAACAACTATAAACTGAACATCTTCTTTAGACTGGATTATCCAAGGACTATTCAATTTCAGAATATGATGGTCTTTGAAACCTGGATCTACCTGATGATAACCATGCAGTATAGGAGCTTTACCGTTAGAAAAATTATAAGAAATATCACCAGTTCCATTTACATTTACAACAAAATCGCACCAGTTTTCCAACATAAACCCTCTTTTATAGAGTTCATGGAAACCAGGACAAGCTCTTACTGTTCTTATGGAAATGTTCCAATCAAAATAAATATTACCATCTTCGTTCAATTTGAACTGAGGCCATTTTGTGTTGGTCGGCTGGGGTTTTAATACGCCGTCATACCATTCTGGTTTTGCTTGATTGGAATAGACTATTGGGGCGAATTTATAAGCGTCATTGCTGGATGTAAAACAATCTAAATGGATTACAGATGATCTGTGAAAAAACGAGAACATAACAAATCTCCTATCAGGTTTTACATATTTATATAAATATATTTATATAAATACGTTCATACAAATATTTTTGAATTTTAGTTCAACCGTTAAAGAGGAAATAATGGCAAAGATTTACACTTTTGATCTTCCAGATTATGATGATTACAATGTGGTAAGCGAACTTCTTCCAGACGGAAGAAATATAGCACACCAGTATTATTACAAAAACGGCGTGCTAATTTCTCAAGCAGATATTTACTATGATATGAAAGACGGCGAACCCTTTAAGTGGCCGCATCTAATGGTATTCAAAGACATTTCTGGCGAAGTTGTAGTTACAGAATCTACTGAATGATTACGTCCAAGAAATAACAACACTACCAGAAGCACCCGGAGAAGCAGCGCCAGCACGTTCGCCACCCCCGCCACCAGCGCCTCCGCCACCGATAGTTGCAGCTATAACTGCTCCATAAGCTGGAGCTCCAGCATCAGCCCAGTTCCATGTCTTAACGACCATACCACCAGCGCCGCCGCTATTACACCCTGTGCCGCCAGCACCACCGCCTCCAGTAGTAACAGTTCCTCCTACGCCACCACTAGCAGCGCCGGATGGAGGGCAATAGTCATTACTTCCTGCTGAAGTACCACCACCGCCATATGCAGTAACAGCAGTTCCAGAAGCAAAATTACTGTTACCGCCAGCTGCTCCAGCACCGCCACAGTAACCATGAGCAAATCCATCATTACCGCAATAACCTGTAGCACCACCACCGCCAGCTTTAACTGTGACTGTCAATGTTTCATATCTAGGAACAGTAAAGTTGGTAGTACCAACCGCTGTAATAGACTGAGAACCAGGTGTGACCCATCTTTTACTATATGCATCTGACATATAAATGATGCTTGCATTAGTTGGGCGACCCAACAAAGTACGAACATTAGTGTCGTTCATCGTTGTGGTAGCGGTAGAAGCTCTCAAAATTTCTACAGAAATGTTACCGATAGAGATAACACCAGAAGCGGGTAATCCAGCTGTCATTATAGTCCCTTGTTATTTAAATAGATAAGAACCTGTTATTATATATTTATCCTTTTTCTCACTTGTTATACCTCTATGGGTAAACGTCCAATCTGTTGGCCATATTCTCGCCAAATGATATTTTTCTTGAATTTCCACCATTAACGACTGCAAGAATATCTGACATACTTATTTTATTACCAGGAGCAGGAGTAGCCATATTTAATCTCCAATTTTATTATTTAATCTATCAATTTGTTTCTGTTGTTCTTTGATTGCTTCGATCAACAATGGAACAATCTTTTCGTATTGAACAGTCTTATAATTTTGTCCAGACTTAGAAACAATAACACCATCAACTCTATCAACATCAAATGGAGCAGGTTTAACAACCTGAGGCAACACTGCCTCAATTTCTTGAGCAATAACACCAACTTGTTCTTCTTTGTCTGTATATCCGAAAGAAGCTGCCAATTCATTGCTTCTGAAAGTAACGCCTGATATTTGTTTAATCTTATCAATAGCATTTTCAATTGGTTTAATGTCTGTCTTAAGTCTTTGGTCAGAAAAATAAGCGGTAATATTCTGAGTAGCTACAATATGACCTGCGCCATAAGGATTAGAACTTGTACCAACAGACAACCCGGCAGTAGTATAACAGAAAGTGCTACCTGCAATATATCCAGCATAGTTAGCATAAGCAACGGATCCAGCAGAAGTGACGTACCCCGAGTCATTAGTAAATGCTGATACTGTTGTTGGTCTTCCTGAAACGTTGCCCCAAGCAACAGAACCAGCAGAAGAAGCATAATTCGCATTACCTGTGATATTAATACCCCAAGTACCATAAGCATAAGAACCATCTCTTGCAGGAACATAAGAACTATAGTTACCACTATCAAAAATAACAAAACTACCGCTACGCGACCAACCACCAGTGCGTAGCTGATTATCAGTTCCAAGACCAAGATTGATAGCATAAGAACCAACGCGATGAAAAGAAATCATCGCAGCACCAGAACCTTGACTTTGAATCTGTGGTCCGCCTTGTGCGCCATAATCAATATTAACACCAGAAACTGCGTAACCTAACAATGGCTGAGTTGTGTCAATACCATTTGCCCAGGTTGCTCTAGTAGCGTTTGAGGCATTAGTGGCAGAACCAGCAGAACCAGCAGAATCTGCATATCCAGAATAACCTACATAACATGGAGCATGATATGTGTCTCCATTGTAACCTCTTAATGACCAATAACCAGAACGATCAGCGCCCCAAGTAGTCTGAATATTGTAGTCTGAATCGTTATCGTTTCTGAATAGTTTATAAACACCATTTCTGTTTGTAGAAGTTCTGGCTACTGCATAACTGTTATAATTACCAGCATTAAGAGCACGCTGCCCATTAATGTTTAATTCTGCTCCATTCAAATTATAAGTTGTATTATCCCAATAAAGGTATCTACTTCCAGAGCTGTTTAAAAACAATACGCCAGTAGTTCCTCCTGACCTATAAGAATAAAGGTCTCCTCCAGCCACTGTCAAATTACTTGTTGATGTTAGGCCAGCAAAGGTTGGGGCTGCAGTTGTAAGAACACTCTGATTAAGAGGATACTGTGTTATGTTATATGAATTGATGTTCCAGTTACCAGAAGCGTTGCTCTGGACAGCTGAAGTCAATGAAGCTATTGAAGATTTACGATAATAACCATCGGAGCCGGTAGTAACAACAATCTGAGATATGGTTGGATTTTCGTTGTTTGGAGAAGCACTGTTGATATAACTAAAGAACGCATAACCGCTTGCATCTCTAGCTACAATTGTAGATGCAGCTTGAGCAGATGAAACAGCAAGACCACCTGCAGTAACAGCATTTCCTGTAATATTAATGCCCCAAGTGCCAGTAGCACCAGTTCCTGAGAATGTTGGAACATAGCTGTTATAGTTAGAGGCATGAAGTACCTGATTACCAGCTTGGGTAATGGCACCAGTAGCATTTAACGAACCCGAAACAGATAGTTTGTAACTTGGATTTGTATCACCAATACCAACGTTACCACCAATTAAGACTGTAACAGCTGTTCCTAGTGATGTATTGTTTGCTCCGGTTACTAAACCGTTTTTTACTTTAAAGTCTACTGACGCCATGGTTCCCTATCCCCTATGGAGTTATTTTTGATATTTAGATTATTTTTCTGGTTTAACCCATGGCAAAGGAGTATCAATTAACACATTATTCTGTTCATCAATTTGTTTCTGAATTGAAAGGTCTATTTGACTCTCATGAGAACCAACAACCTTTTTAACCCAATTAAGAACGTCTGATTCTTTTAGTTTATTATAAGCAACGAATTTCGATGGCTTGCCTTCAACAACAGGAATATTGTCAGCATGAACAATTCCTTCAAAATAGCCTTCGGCGCCAGTAGAAGAATCTTTACCGACCTTGCTCCAGTAAATTTCTGCAACAACATCTTCGTCTTTATCGTTCTTTTTGCACTTAATATTTTTTACAGCCCATTTATATGATACTGACATTTAATGACTCCTTAATTCGACCATGGCAGTGGAGGCGTAACCACTTTAGGCTCTTTCATTTCTTCAATCGCAGCCTTCAGAGATGCCTGAAAATCTGCGATTTTCTTTTCGCCCATAGTAGTTTCGAGCCAACCAATGACTTGTTCTTTAGTTAGGTTCGCATATGGAACAAAACCTTTTAAGTTGTCTGTATCCAAATGCTGAGACCCATAAACATCAGCGTAATATTCGCCATCCCTAGCTGCATATCTCCAATACACAAGGGAAACGACTTGTTTCTTTTTGTTTTTTTCTGAGTGACATTCCATTTGAGAAACGACCCATTCGTAGACAATAGCCATTGGTTAACCTTTTTTAGTTTAACACTTTATCTGAAAGTGGACCTTCTGGTCTAGCTCCTCTTACCTGAGGATCTGCCTGCTTCTGGATTTCAGTGAAAGTCATGATAACTGCCTCAAGAGGCTGCTTAGAAAGAGCGTGTAGAATTACGTTAAGGTGATCTACAGTCAATTCAAGAGTTACATTCTTATCCATATTATTTTCTCCTATTAAGTGTTGCTAGTTGAACTATTTGATGTGTTTACTGATGGTTCTGGTGTTGATGGTGAAGTATTTGTTACTGGAGCCCAAGGTAGAACGTTCTCTACGACTGGGTTCTTCTTATCATCAATCTGTTTCTGGATCTGGCCGTTTACATGTTCTTCGTAATTACCAACAACAACGGCTTTAATCCATGATAGAACGTCTGATTCTGTTAGATCAGAGAATGGAACGAAAGTTGTGTTTGCTGGCATGCTATTGGCAGAGAACGGAGTTGCTCCACTAAACTCGCCAACATTACCGCTTTCATCGGTTCCCTTTTTCTTCCAGTATGTCTGAACGACAACATCAGAAGTGTTAGCTACTGTTGTTGTCTTAAGACCTGTTACTTCCCAAGTATATGTTACTGCCATTTTTTATCTCCTTAACCTTATATTTAGTTATTTTACTATTACGGATACTAGACTGACAGTGCTCATCGGAGCCTCGATTGTCACGGTTAAATCAACAACAATATTATTCGATCTAGCTTCTCTAACTAGATTATTTATTGTTGTTTCCGCTTCTTTAATTGCTACGATATATTCTTCTTTTGTCATAGTATTCCCTTATCTTTTAGAAGTTGTTTCAATTCATTAAGTTCTTTTGTTGTATCATTTAAGGCCTGAACCAACAATGGAGTGATCTTGTTCCAATTGATTGTTAGATATTCTGATTCTGATTCTGTTCCATCGATGTGTGCTTTATTAGCTGATCTATTAATGACAACAGCGTCCGGAATGGCGGCCTGAACTTCCTGTGCGATAAGACCGATTTCTTCTTTACCTGGTTCGATTTCAGCATGGAAATCTTTTACCTTATTATTCCAGTTAAATCTATAGGCTGTCAGTTTAGACAATATTTGAGTTGCCTCGTTACCAATTGGTCTCAAATTTTCTTTGAGTCTTCTATCTGACCAATAAGCAATAACGTTTCCTGGGAAGTGGCCTGTTCCGTTTTCGATATAAAGTCTCCATCCCACAGCATTGTTATGAAATCCTTGAACGGTGCCAGCAGTATTGATCATCAATGAAATATTCTGTGACGCATCAAATTCGATACCTGCCCAACCATTTCTAGATCCTCTTGAACGCCACGACCCATAAGACAAATCATTTGGATGAAAATGGGCGCCATTGTTTGGTGAATATAGTCCAGTGAAGTTTACGAACTCGATCCACTCATGAATGTATGTTCTTCCAGCAAATCTTCTACCCGCATTAAGATCATTGTAGTAATAAGTATCATTACGATCATAGATGATGTTAGGTCTAATATCATTTAGATATGAAATCGATCTTGCTTGAACATAATAGTTTGTATCATAAATATCATAGAAGATGCTTGCTCTACAATCTTCGAGTAGAGTTGTGGAGTTAGGATCAACATATCTTGCGGTATTATTAGAATCATACCAAAATGGCGCATATATTGTTCCAGATTGATTGACATAAAATACATTGGAGCCACCGGAATTTCTGAAAATCCATTCGCTTGCAGCTTGAAAATACCAGTTACTACCGTGATATTGAATTTTACCAGAATACTCGCCGTCCCATGATGATGAATCTGCTCTCCAACTACCAACAGTTCTTAGTGATGTTGTGGAGTTAGGATCAACATAATAAGCAGTATTATTAGAATCATAAAAAATTGGAGAACGTATTGATTCGTGAGCGGTAACAAATCCACCAGCATGGCCACCAACAGTCATAAGTAATGCTTCACCACCGTCACCATTACCATCGTTATTAGCATCTGTTGTTGGTGAATTATTATAGAATCTTATGCCAGAATATGATGCGCCAATACGAATACCAGTATGATAACCAATAATCAAATCTGAGTAATGGGGATGTGACCATCCACCATCAGCAATATCTTCGCCCATACTGTAATGATTGGCAGAGAAAGTAGTACCACCGCCTGAACCTGATGGAAAATTAATTTTACCGTTGAGTGTGATACCTAACACGCTCGATGTATTATTCGGATCGATGTAGTATGCAGTATTATCAGAATCATAGAAGATCGGAGCACGGAAAGAACCACCAGAAGCAACATAAGAGCTGAAATACCAATAACCACCTGCGTTGTAAACACTAACAGAATTTGACAAATCATCACGAGTTAAGTGGATAGCCCATGGCCCAGCAGAAGAAGTTCTGACGTTTAATGGATTGCTCGTTCCGCCATTGAGAGTTAGTGTGCTTAGTAACGACGCACTTGGTGGGTTCAGATAATAATTTGTATTGTTATTTAGATATAGATTACCGCCAACGGTTTTCTGCATATCCCAATTGCCCCAAGAAGATCCAAGGAACCCATATTCGGTTCCGGATCCACCATACAATTGGAAACCAAAAGTACCACCAGAGTTTTTCATCAACAATCCTACAGAACTATTTCCTGCGGTGTTTATCTGAATGTTACTGGTATTGTAAGATGAATATGTATGACCACCAATGATCGCAGCATTTAAAACAGAGGTTGATGCGGCATCAATATAATAAGCAGTATTGTCCGAATCATAGAAGATTGGTGATCTACTAGAAGTTGCAGAAAACCAGTTACCACTGTCATCGTTCCATGCCCACCAACCATCAGCAGCAAGATTTAAGAATCCTAATCTACCAGAATTGGCATGAATGAATCTATTACCATTATCACTATCATACATTGTGATAGTTGATGATGTTCCTCCATATCCTACTATCAACCCGTTCAACAAAGAGGTAGAAGCAGGGTCTAGATAATAAGCAGTATTATTGATGTCATAGAATTTAGTAGCATATGCGCCAGAATTGTTAGCAACAAACCAGTTAGATGTTGTGTTACCTGCGAAATAGTTGTTCGCTTGAAAATTAGCTAGATGGAAAGTTGTATTTGAAGTGTCTATATAAGGACTAGCATCTGGTTCTGGTCCATAATTGTCAAAAACTTTCCAGATACCATCGCTGGCGTCTCTGAAAAACCCAGTATGGCGATAAGTACCATCGTTATAATTACCAGCAAATCCAAGATCTGGATTGGAAACAGTGCTGTTAGAATTTAGGTAAATCATATTATCGACTAGCGAAAGATTATTCGCACCAACAATGTTAACATTACCAGAAACAACAAGGTTTCCAGTTAGGGTCATACCTTTAAATTCTACAGAATCAGAAGTTCTGACATTCTGATCCATTCTGTATGGAAGTCTAGCTTCAGCTACAGTTCCGGAAGAAATATTAGAAGCGTTTGATGCGTATGTTGTGGCATTAGAATATGCTGCAGAAGCATTAGCTGTTATGGCTGAATTGGCGATAGCTATCTTTGAATCTGTGTAAGAAACGGAGTTGGAGTATGCACTAGAGATAGCGGCATTAGCAGTAGCTATCTTTGAATCTGTGTAAGAAACGGAGTTGCTATACGCTGCTGACGCATTAGCTGTTATGGCTGAATTAGCGGTAGTTATCTTTGAATCTGTATAACTGACCGAATTCGAATATGCGTCAGCAATCGCTAGATTCGCAGTAGCAATTTTAGAATCAGTATACGAAACTGCATTAGAATATGCAGCTGACGCATTAGCTGTTATAGCAGAGTTAGCAGTAGCTATCTTTGAGTCTGCATAAGAAATTGCATTAGAATATGCGTTAGCGATTGCTAGGTTAGCTGTTGCTATCTTAGAATCAGTATAAGAAACGGAGTTAGAGTATGCATCAGCAATTGCTAGGTTAGCTGTTCCAATCTTAGTATCTGTATATGTAACAGCGTTAGAATATGCAGCAGAAGCATTAGCAACTATAGCAGCATTAGAAGTTCCAATAGAACTGTTGATATATGATACTGCATTGGAATATGCATTATCCGTATAACTCACAGCGTTAGAATATGCAGCAGAAGCATTAGCAACTATAGCAGCATTAGCCGTGAATATCTTGGTATCAGTATATGTTACAGAGTTAGAATAGGCTGCTGCAGCATTAGCAACCATTGCAGCGTTAGCAGTTTCTATAGAACTACTGATATATGAAACTGTATTAGAATAGGAGTTGGCTATATCTGATCTAATGACAACTAAATTAGCTTGAAGGTCTGTATTAGAAACAACATCATTAGCCGTTACTGACCCGACATAAAGAGTGTTATTTGCTGTGCCTGGATATGAAGTGTTGTTCATAGACTGGCCAGAAATAGTAATACCATTACTATGAATGGAAGTATTACCTACAGTTATTCCGATAGTATGGATAACAGTGTTACCAACGCTAACGCTTTCTGCAGCTGTATTGACTGTTACAACTTGACCAAGTTCGCCAATTTCTCTATTCTGAGCCATTTTTTGCCTTTATTATTTGTTTTTTAACTATTTATCAGTTTTTTCAAATCGCTCATTTCTTGTTTCATAGTCTCAATCATTTCTTGCTGTTCTTTGATTGCCTCAACAAGATAAGGAACGATCTTGTCTTGGTCGATTGTTAGGTAGTGAGAACCATCTTCTGCTTTAGCTAGTTTGTTTTCTCTTACAGCAGAAGGAATATGTTCCTGGACTTCCTGTGCAATAAATCCAGTTTCTGGTTCATCAGAACCATTGAAGATACCTTTACCAGTTTCGTTCCACTGGAAAATAACACCTCTTAACTTCTTAACAACATCGATAGAGTTTTCAAGGGTTTCGACGTTCTTTTTCAGACGACGATCTGACCAGTAGGCAGTTACGTTACCTGTAACCAATAGGTTTCCGCCTGGTTCGAGTCTAAGTCTCTCTGAACCCCAAGAACCGTTATAAGAATCTTCAGAAATCCAGAAACTGTTGTCTCCGGAATATGGTCTAATACCACAAGCCCAGTGTTTGGCGCCAGCTTTGTGGAACCATAGCATTGGACCATCTTGACCACCAGCGCCGTCAGTTCTTAATTGAATGACCTTACCATACTGACCCCAACCGCCCATAAAGGATGCTGCTACAGTACCACCATTATAAACCTGGAAACGACCTTCGTATCCAGTTGTCCCCAATCCAACTACGTTCAAGAAAGATGTTCCATTAGGATCACAATAATAACCAGTATCATTTCTATCATACATGATAGTAGGACGAATACTTGCATTACAGTAGACGTTACTATCATTTTCAAACCACATAGCAACAGAACCCCAACCATAGATACCTTCATGTGGGTTAGCATTGTTAGAAGCATAACCAATTGAAAGTCTGACAGCATTTGTGCCCGATGTACCTATGACCCAATGCTTATAGTTTCCTGATGTCGCTC